GATGTGTATAAGAGACAGCACCATCTAAAAAACGTGAGCACTGCTCACTCGCGCTGTGGAGCCGTACAAGGCCCAACCCTAGAGAGGAAACGCACATGAGCAAAGCAAAGGACCGCCTGTCGTGGATGAGCAAGTCTCAGCTCAAAGCAGAGTTACGGATCGCAGAGCGGGCCCTCCTGCTTGCGTTCGCGCGGGCCTACCCTCCAGGCACCATAGTGGCCCGGAGGTTGCAGGGAAAGGGCCCGCGGGTTGTCGTAGCCCCTCCTCGGGAGAGTCACGACCTCGGGCCCGTCGTGACTCTTGTAGGCCTCCATGACCCGGGCCTGAACTGCTCTGCTGTACAGCTGACCGACATCGAGCCATGGGACGGCACGCCAGGGGCGCCCACATGAGCAGCGACCTTTCCGCGTGCTGTACCCGCCCGAACGCGCATCTCGTCGCAGAGACCATGTGCAACGGCATCCGGCGCCCGATGTTCCAGTGCCAGACCTGCGGAGCAGGAGGTCGGTACGTGCGGAGGGACCAGGCCCCTCACGTCGATGACCTGCCCCCGAAGATTGAGCCAGTATGGCCCGTGCCGCTACACTGAGCCCATGAAACGCATCGCACTCCTACGTAAGCAGCTCGCTGGCGCCCTCGAGGACGTGGACGAAAGCAGCGGGATCGCCCGGGTTCAGACGCGCAAGCTCGTCCTATCCATCTCCGCAGAGCTCGAGGACCTGCTACAGGAGCAGCGCCAGAAGCGCGAGGCCAAGAAGGCCCAGGCCCTAGCCTCCTCGGATGTTGTGGAGGCCCTCTGCGCCGAGATAGCCCGCATGCCCCACGCCCACCTGGAGGCCATCTACGATACCGCCTCTAGGGCCCTGGGCCTCTCTACAGCAGCCCCCGCACTCAAGGTGGTCGGATGAGCATTCAGCCTTCTTTGGGCTTCGCCGGTGTCTGGAGAGCAACCTCGGGGCACGACGCCCAGGCGCTGGCCCTGGTTGACGGCTCTGCTGTGGGGGCTCCTCCGCACTACTCCCGGAGGAGCCCGGGGAGCCGGTCCTTTACAGGGATCGGGCGAGAGATCGTCCTGGTGCATAAGACGGGGCGCGCCGTGTGGTCTGTGGTGCTGCAAAGAACCCCCGCCCCAAAAGGCACCGGAAAGAGCAGAGGGAGAGAGGGCCCCACGCCTCAGGGTCGATGGCTGTGGCGCAACAACGTGTTCCGGAACGAAGGTGCCGGCCTTTCTTCCACACTCATTGCAGAAGCGACAGAAGCGACCCACGTCTTGTGGGCGAGAAAGTATGGCACCGTGCCAGAGGCAAGAATGCGCACGGAGGTGCGCATCTCGGCGGTGAAGTCGACGAACCCGGGGTTCTGCTACCTGGCCGCTGGATGGGTCCGGGCCCCGTGTCAGAGAAAAGGATACCGGTATTTCTGGGAGCCCGAGCGGTGAGCCTGCGCGCCCTGGAGCTGGCGCGGGAGGCCATCTACGATACCGCCTCTAGGGCCCTGGGCCTCTCCACAGCAACGCCCGCACTCAAGGTGGTCGGATGATTCAACCGATACGGAAGGTAGAGAGGCTGGTGGTTTCGTACCCCACACACCAAGATCCCTCTGCCCCAACATGCTGGGGCGCTCCCAGCGGGGAGCGCTGGGAGCCTGAAACTGTTGTCGCAACTCCGGGGGGGCTCTGCATAGTGTGGGTGCGGTTTGCGCCAGACCCTGATCCCTTTGAGAAGATGTGAGCCTGCGCGCCCTGGAGCTGGCGCGGGAGGCCAATGCGCGGACGGATATCGACCCGGTTCGCGCCGTTAGGTGGCTGCCCCTACAGGCCGAGTTCCTGGCGGACTGCAGCCGTAACCAGATCTTCCGCGCTGGGAACCAGACGATCGGCAAGACGTGGGCGGGCCTTGAGAAGGGCATCCGGCACGCCATCGGGGCCACGGACTACGACGCGCCTGCCCCTCCCGTGGAGGGTTGGCTCATCTGCGCCAGCTACTCCCAGAGCCTGGCCATCCAGGAGAAGCTTTGGAAGCTCACACCTAAGCACCTGATTGACCCGGAGTGCACATGGGATCCCCGCAAGGGGATCCAGGGCCGACACCCTTGCCTTCTGTTCAAGAACGGCTCCCGCATCTGGGTCAAGACCACCCACCAGAAGGGCCTTGACCTCGCCGGCGCCACAATCGACTGGGCAATGTTCGACGAGCCGCCCACGTCACAGCGCACCTATGCGGAGGTCTGCAAGCGCGTATCCCGCCGCAAGGGATGGGTCTGGCTCACCATGACCCCGATCAACGCCCGAGTGGACTGGATCAAGCAGCTGGTGGAGGAGGGCAAGCTTGTTGAGCACTGGCGCAAGCTCACCCCGGCGGAGATGATCCCCGTCGGCTCCTCCCTGCCCCTCACCCTTCCCGACGGCACGCCCTGCGACCAGGAGTGGATAACAGGCCTGGAGGCGGACTCCTTCACTCATGAGGTCGACGTAGTGGTACACGGGGGGTGGGAGCTCCGCGCTTACGAGCAGCTGTTCTCCGCCTTCCGTCCACACATGATCGTCGACGACTTCCCGGCCGGGGACCTGGAGCTCCGCTTCGGGCGTGACCATGGCTCCGGCAAGACCTTCTCCTCAACCGCCAACGTGCTCGGCATCGGCGAGGACCGCGTGCATACCGTCCTCGCAGAGTCCGTCAGTGGAGGGGAGACAACCGACCTGCAGGACGCCCAGGCCGATCTGCGCATGCTCACCCGCCTGGGCATCGGATGGTCGCAGCTGCACCGGGCCTATGGAGACAGGGCTTGGCAGGCCAAGTCGTCGCGCCGCTGGGCGACCAAGAGCAACGCGCAGCACATGGCCGCTCTGGAGACCGCGCTCCAGATTCGAGCCATGGGAGACCGGGGGGGGCTGTCACCACGCCTCCAGACCGTCAAGAGGGGCAAAGGGGGAGGGCCGGGCTCGGTCCACTTCGGCAACCTGTACCTGCATCAGCTCATGGTGCGCGACCGCTTCAGGGTGCACCGATCGTGCGAGCACACGGTGGAGGCCCTGCTCTCCTGGACAGGCAAGGACGACAAGCACAAGCATCACATAGACCGGATACGATATGCTCTGGATGATCGTATCCAACGCTTCCGCGCGTCGCGCCCGGCTCCCGGGGTGCGGTTCAACTGACCCGAGGCCCTCAACATGGTAGCACCAGCTGACGCGCAGAAGCCAGAGCCAGAAGCCCAGGAAGACAAGGACCGTTGGCGGCTGCTCGCCGGGTACAGGCGCATGGTAGAGGGCCGCTGGACGGGAGACCTCGGAGAGAGGTTGGCGGGGAAGCTCTCCCGGGTGCGCTACTCGGTCATGCCCGAGCCCGACACCAGCCGCAACACCTTCCGCGCCGTCTGGGATGCCTTGGCGGTGAGCTACGTGCGTAAGCCAGTTGTGCGCCATGTGGCCGAGCAGGCGAACGCAGAGACGGGCCTCATCGCGGTGATGGTGAAGAGCGGATATTGGGCGCTCATGGCCGGCACCGGGGAGCGCGACCTCTACGCCTATCGGGACCTGCCTATCCGCGTGGACGTTACCCCGAGCGGGGAGCTCGTCCATCGCATCGCCTACCCTGACCATGTCGTCACCCGTCCAGATCCGCGGGTGCCACATCGCGCCGTGAGGGTTGAGGAGCTCGTTCCACGCCTAGGGCCGACCGGCGAGGGCGTGTGGGTGTGGGAGATCCTGGACATCTCCGATCCTGCGGCGCCCCTCTACCAGCTGTTCGACGGAGAGCACAAGGAGGACCTCACCACGGAGCACCTGGGAGCGCCTCAGTCCGGCGACGCCTACCCCTACCGCCTTGCAGACGGTACGCCCATCCTGCCTTACGCCTTCGGCCATGCAGAGCGCCGCTCCTGCATGTGGGGAAGCTGGGCAAACAACGAACTGTACACTGGCACGCTGGAGATCGGCTGCAAGTGGACGTACATTAATCACGTCGAGTTCAACGCCGCGCACCCGCAGCGTTACGGCATCGGCGTGGCGCCGTCAGGTACCTCTCTCCTCGATGCGTCGGGCACCGGCACACAGCGCCGCGCTGTCGAGGCGGATCCCGCGGTCCTGCTCATGTTCGAGGCCGCGGAGGGATTCGAGGGCCAGCCGACGCTGAGTCAGTTCAACCCGGCCGCAGACCTCCCGGCCATGGTAGCTGCGGCCGGGGTATACGAGCGAGGCGTTGTCGCTATGGCTCCTGGAGTGGTAGCCACAGACTTCCAGCGGATGTCTGGGGACCCCCGCTCCGGTTATGCCCTTGCCCTCTCTCGCGAAGGCACCAGGGAGACCCAGCTCCACCAGGAACCTCAGCTGCGCCTGATGGACCTCGAGGTACTCCGCATCTCCGCCGCCCTGCTCAACCGTCACACGGGGTCGAGCCACCCCGAGGAGGGGTACACCATCGAGTATGTGTCCCTGCCCCTGTCGCCAAAGGAGCTCCAAGAGCAGGCGGATTACCTGTTGGGCCTCGTGGACCGCAACTTGCTGTCCATCACGCAGGCCTTTCAGATCATGCACCGGGGCGCGTCTGACGAAGATGCGGCTATGGCGCTGTCGAGGAACAGAGTTATCAACGACCGATTCAGGTAGGGAGACGCGATGGCCGAGGAAGGGAACGAGGCAAGCAACCGGGCGCCGGAGGCCGAGGCGGAGAAGCGCGTGCCGCTCTCCCGGCTCCGCAAGGTGACCGAGCAGCGCAAGGCCGCAGAGGCCCGTCTGCAGGAGGCGGAGCGCCAGCTCGACGAGTGGCGTCCCCAGGTCGACGCAGCAAAGACCCTCCGTGGGCAGATCGAAGAGCTCCAGGGCAAGCTCTCCGCATCCGAGCGCGGCCGCGACACCGACCGCGCCCTTGCTTCCGCAGGCATCACGGACCCATGGGGGGCTAAGGTGGCCGATCTCTTCTACTCGGGCTTGCCTGAGGAGAACAAGCCCAGCCTCACGGACTGGCTCGCGGACCTGAAGGAGAAGCCTGACACGGCCCCTGCAGGGCTCAGGGTCTACCTGGCGGGGCCTGAAGCGCCCGCGGCCACAGAAGCCACAGAAAGCGCCCCGCGGCAGCCAGCAGCACAGCCAGCGCCCTCGCGCCTACCCGACACCGGGCGCACCCGCGCGGCGCCCGCTTCGCCAACGGCGAGACAGTTCAGGCCTGGCGACATCTCCAAGATGAGCAAGGAGGAGATCCTTGCGAACATGGACGCGATCCTTGCGCAGTCGCGCGGCAATCGCTAGCATGTAGGCAAGAGCCCAGGGTCGCACCCGTTGTCAGCGTAGAGCTCACGAGCACCTCTACGCACACAGGACGGCCCAGACCATGGCAACCCAGCTCTACTCGGGCTCTGGAGACTTCACCGTCTCGGAGACCCTCAACCGCCTGATCATCCTCAGTCTGGCGGACCGCGCCTACGTGGGCAACCACGAGGCCCTGCTCTACGCGGGAGACGCGCAGGGCTCGGGCTCGACGGTCATGAAGATCCCCGAGCTCGGGCTCGACGGTTACGACTCCCTTGCCGCGCCTGGCGAGAACACCGCGGCCACTGAGACGGCGTTCACCGACACGTCCCACACCATCACGGTGGCACGGCAGGCTATCACGCGCAACGTTTCCGACCTGCTCCGCATCGTGGACCAGTACGGTGCTGTGAGCGACCCAGCGTCGCTCGTGCGCGATGCGATGTTCTGCGCCTCCGGCCGGCTCATGGACCTGATCGCAGGCCTGGCCGACAACTTCACGGCGACTGTCGGAACCACCGGCGTTGACCTGGACTTCGACGACCTCATTGAGGCCGCGATCCTGCTCGACATCGCGAACGCCAACACCGGCCGCAAGATGACCCTCCTGCACTCGCGCCAGTGGGGCGATGTGCAACAGGACGTTGTGGCCAACGCGTCCGGCGCACTCGCCGAGAGGGCCGATACACAACAGCTCCTGGACATGAGCGGCGGATCGTTTCGCCAAACCGTCCTGGGCGATATCGACATCTTCGTCTCCAACCGAGTGGTCGACGCAGGCGCCGACTACAAGGGCGGGATGTGGACCCGGGGCGGGATCCTCTGGGCCGATTCCAGCATTCCGGTCGATCCTACGGCTCCGCCCAACAGCTCGATCTATGCCGGGTTCGTCGGCTCCAGCGGCGGGGCCAAGCTCCTCGTCGAGTTCGATCGGGACATCGACAAGTGGATGCGCAAGACCGTGTACAACGTGGTTCTCGGCGCATCGCAAGGACAGGACTCGGCCGGAGTCACCATCATCTCCGAGGACTAGGACTAGGCGCAGGCCGGGGTCGCGTAGGCTTTCCGCGTTTCCCCTGGCCGTTGGCCCTGGCCTGTCGTCTTTCGCCTTTCAGGAGGAAACGTGGCAAAAGCAAAGCTCAACGCGGTGCAGACTTTCGAGGTCGAGGACGAGCGCAGGGACGGCCCGCCGCCGCCGCTCGTCCCCATCACGGGCAACTGGTGGTACAAGCACCATCCAAAATGTTGGTTCGTCGGGGACGACCGCGTCCTGCCGGACCTGCGCCGGCTCAAGCGCATCCGAGGCTCTGACAACGTGCTCCCTGATGGGACCATGGCCCTTGCCCGTGCCACGAGCGAGCAGAAGGGCTGGACCATTCTCGATCACGACTGCGACCCGGACGGCGGCAAGTACATCAAGCGCGCCCGTGTCCGTGGCGGACTGGCGCACATCGACGCCTGGACCCAGCTCTTCGGTGGGTCGAAGCGCCGGCGCTTCGACCGAGAGGGCTACTACGCCTTTCTTGGGCGCCTCGTGGACGCGGAGGTGCTCGCGCCTCCGGCCGTATGGGTGCTCGAGGAGATGGCGGAGACCGCGCAGAGCCGCATTGACCGATGCGTCCGCAAGGGCATCACAGACCCTCGCATGGCGCGAAGGGCCGAGGTGCACCGCACCCAGCTGGCAGTCATCCAGCGCACCATCACAGAGCTCTACACGGCGCCAGAGCCAGAGCCCCCCAAGCCCAAGCCGACCAAGCCCAAGACTACGCGCCTCTCCCCCAAGAAGGCAGCATGAGCAAGATCGAGGCAGGTGAGAACAAGCGCGCACGCGCGGCCTACGAGAAGTACGCCGCAGAGCTCCGCAAGACCGGGGATCCGAACCCAGAGGCCCGAGCGCGCCAGGCCGTACGCCGAGCCATGGGACACGACGAGAAACGACGCAAACGCAACAAGCCCAAGGATCGATAGGTGGCCCTGACTGACGGTCAGCACACGGTGAGGCTCCCTCTGCCTCACCTCTTCCAGATCGGCGTAGACACGACGATCAAGGCGCCGCTGTACGTTGACGGCTCGCTGGTTGCTCCGGACGCGGCCTCTACAGTCCAGATCATCTCCCCCGATGGCACGGACCTGGTAGCCGCAACCACGGTCACAGTCACCGGCAGCATTGCCGAATACACGCTCTCTGCGGCCTCCTCCGCCGCTCTCTCCCCGGAGGAGGGGTACCAGGTCGAGTGGGTCTTGCTCGTCTCTACGGTCCAGGTAGCGAGGGCACGTACAGACGCGGCCACGGTGCGGCGACTGCTCCCTCCGGTCATCACGGACGTGGACATCATCCGCAGGGTCCGGGCGCTCGACACAAGCCTCGCGGGCACCATCACGACCATGGGCGACTTCCAGGACCCACTGGACGAGGGATGGACCCAGATCCAGGCCAGGCTCTACGCCCAGGGGAACCGGCCCAACCTCATCATGAGCCCGAGCTCCCTCCGTGCGGTGCACCTTGCGCTCACCCTTGCGATCATCTTCGAGGACCTCGCGGCGCGGCTCAACGCGTACGAGGACCGCGCAGCCGCATTCCGTAGGGAGTTCCTGGACGAGTGGAACGCGCTCGTGTTCCTCTACGACGCAGGCGACGACGGCCAGCCCGACGACAAGCACCGCCGGCGCGCGGCTGCCCCAAGCCTGTGGCTCGGTGTTGGCCCCTCCTCCGGCGGACGCTGGCGCGAGCCCAAGACGTGAGCGCCATCGAGCCGACCGCCATCCGCCAGCGCATCGCCACGGCGATCGGAGCTGCGGAGACCGCCTGGCGCGAGACCCGCTTCCCGCTCCCTATGGGGCGCCTGGACTCGAGGCAGGTAGGTCATGTGGCCTTTGCCGTTGGGTTGGGCGCGACGGCGCCAGGGACCAACGGGCGCAAGAAGACAAGCGCAGGCATTTGCTACGCCTCGACCGAGATCAACACCTCGATCACCTACACGCTCCAGGCCGGCGCCCTTGTGTCGACCCTCGATGCTGCCATCGACGCAGGCCACGATCTGGTGCGAGCCGTGCTCACCGCATCACAGTCGGACATCAACCTGGAGTGGCTCAGCACCTCCGCCCCAACCGTCGACGCTGACGGAACCCTTGCCATCATCTCGGCCCGCTTCCGGGCAACCCACAACTACTCGCTCGCCTAGGGGCCGATATGTCCGTCGAAACCCATGTATACAACTTCACCCATGGAACGATCACGTTGATCGATGGGACCTCGGGCACGCCCATCGAGCTTGTCGTCCCATGCGATGAGGGGACGCTCACGATCGGCCCGCTCATGAAGACCCTTCGTGAGGTCGCCACCTACGAATGCAGAGGGGCACACAAGAGCTCCGCCTACACCACCCGGATCTACCCAGAGGGGTCCTTCTCGGCCATGGTCGCCGAGTTCACGGACGCCTCCACTGGCGTTGTCGCAGACTTCGTGCTGCAGCGCGCGGGGTACTCCACGAACGTATCCACGCTCGGAAGCTCTTCGGGCCTGGTCTACATGCTCGATGTGAAATTCGACCTGGAGATGACCGACCATGGAGGAGACGCAGACGTGTCGTTCACCGCCACGGACTGCCGGATCTCGTTCAATTTCTCCGAGGGAGACCCGTCGACCTTCGCGTTTAGCTTCAAGGTCCACGGACCGATCACCGGCGATCTCGCCTGTAGCGAGTAGGAGTCAAGATGAGCAGGGAAACGCAGGAAGTCAGTGCAACGATGGCAGGGGTTGAGGTGGTCTTCCGGGCCCCTCTCTCAGACTGCGTCGTGAACGATGTGCTCGAGGTGGCAGCCAAGTCGAAGCAGCGGGCCGCGGGCGCTGCGCTTGGTGTGTGCTGGCGGGGCAAGCGTCGACCGAAGGCGCGCCTGGAGCCTGACTACTCTATGGCCAGGTACGGCGGTGCTGTTTGGGACGAGCTCCGAGGGAGGGGCCTCTCGAGGGTCGAGGTCATGACCGCAGGCGCGGAGGTCTACGTGATGCTCTCCGAGCTGGATCGCGTGCCGTCTGAAAGCGAGGTCAAAGAGGCGGAGGGAAACTCCGAAGGAAAGGAGGGCCAGACTTCATGATCCTAGAGGTGGAGCGCCTGTGGGGGCAGACCCCGGGATGGTTTCACCAGCAGCCCCGCGAAACACAAGCGGTGCTCCTCGCATGGTACAGGGTGAGGCAGTGAAAAAGCACACAGCCGGAGCGGTGAGCGTCCACGCCTCGGAAGGTGTGGAGGCCCTCGCAGACAGGGTCGCGGAGCGGTCAACCGCAGCGGTCAACGCCGTTGCCAACGCAGCCGCGGAGCGCGCCCTCGCCGCAATCAAGGCCCGGTGGCCTGTCGACACAGGGAGGAGCCGAAAAGGGCTCACCCTCCGCGCCAGTTCGGACGGCCTCGTGATTGGAGGGAGGGCCGCATACACCGCGGATGTCAAGGCCCGCGGAGAGACGGAGTTTGCCTGGGATGCCATCGCGGTGCCGGTCGCGCTGGAACTCGCAGAAGACATCGCGGCCGCGGCCGCGGAAGCGCTCGCCGAGGTGATTCGTGGCTCTTAACGAAGAAGTCAAGATCGAGCTTGCGTTTCAGGCGAACCTAGACGCCTACGAAAAGGAGATCCGCAAGCTCCCCGACATGTCGGAAAAGCAGGTCAAGGCCGCGGTTCGCGCCATGGGCAAGCAGTGGCGTACCGCAGAGCGCGACGCAAAGAAGACGGCGGATGGTGCCAAAGGCGCATGGACCCGGTCCCTCAAGAGCATCGGGGAGGCAGGAGACCGCATCTCCTCCGAGCTCGGGGGCACGTTCGGCGACATTGGCGGGGCCATGTCGTCGCTCATCGAGGCAGGATCCGGCGTAGGGGCAACCCTCGGACCTGTCGGCGCCATCGCTGCGGTGAGCGCCGCGGCACTCGGGGGGCTCACCCTGGCCTCGGGCTTCGCTGCATCAGCCATGCTGGACTTCGGTAGGAGCGCTGTGGAGGCGTCCGAGCGCCTCGGCCCTGCCTCGGCCCTCTCTGGAGAGATGGCGGAGCGCATGGACCGTCTGGGGAGCTCTATGGCCTCGACTGATGAGGCCTTGAGCGGGGCATCGGCGACAATCGCCAGCGCGCTTGAGCCCGAGCTCTCTGCGTTGGCGGATACCGTCACGGGCCTGGCTCTTGTGACGCGCCTTGCCGCGGAGGGGTTCGCGGCCTTCGAGGAGGCTACTGGCTTCAGCTTGGGAGGCGCGGCGTCAGACGTGCAGAAGCTCGGAGAACGCTACTCAGACGCGATGGAGGCCGTCCGCGAGATGGAGGCCGAGATCAAGCGCCAGGTTGCCGAAGTGGAAAAGCAGATCAAGGCGACCGAGGAAGCGGCCCGCGTCAACAAGAACTACACGAAGAGCATCCGCGATCAAGAGAAGGCCCTCGGGGATCAGTTCGTCGTCATGCAGCAAGCCGCAGCGGTGCAGGCCGCATACACAGAGGGGCAGTTCCTCGGGATGCAGGAGCAGAGCACGCTCCGCCAACAGGTAGAGCTCACTGACATTGCAATGTCGGACTACTCGGCGAGCATCGACGCTGCTAACTCGGTCGGCATCTCGTACACAGACGGCGTCCGCGCGGCCTCCGGCGCCCTCGATGAGCTGCAGGCCAAGCTGGACCTCGCGACTACGGTCGTCACATCCCTGGGCGGTTCCTTCGCGACCTTCGCGAGCCTGCGTTCCGACGCCCTTGCGGAGGAGGCCGATACCATCGCCGAGCAGTCTGCGCGGCGCATCCAGCTCATCCGGAGCGAGACGCGCACGCGACTAGACGGCCTCCTCGAGTCCGGTCAGATCACAGCAGAGCAACACGCCACCGAGATCAAGAACACGAACGCGGTGCTGCGGGCGAAAGAGAAGGCAGACGGCGCGCTTCTGAAGCAGAAGCGCCAGGCGGCCAAGAAGGCGCACTCCGCAACACAGGCGGCGCAGATCAGCCTGGCCACCATCGAGGCCGCACGCGCCACGTTGGCGCTGACTCCCTTCTTCTGGTTCTTGGGGCCTGGTGCCCCGGCCGCCGCGGCAGGAGTCACAGGAGTGGCCTTGACCGCTCAGATCGGCGTGATCAAGTCGCAGCCAGCACCCAGCTTTCCCGGCGGTGGGCTGGTCGGGTCGCGTATGGCCGAGTCGCCCGACCATGTATCCATCTCTGCCCGCCCTGACGAGGGGATCGTGTCGCCGCAAGGCATGGCGGCCATCGGGGGGGAGGCGGCCTTGTCCGCCATCAACAGAGGCGCGCCAAGCGGAGGCGGAGCGCCCGTGCTCATGCTGAACGGGAGGATGGTGTCCGGGCTTCTCTCGCAGTCCGTGCGTGATCCGCGCTTGGCTGCTACCCTCGAAAGCATGGCGGGGCGTGTGCCTGGCCAGCTGCCCCTTGTTGGAGGATAGCCCAGATGGGTACCCGTGTTGCTACGACCCTACAGGGCCTCCTCATCCCCGATGCGCGCATCCGCGACGGGTCCGCGGATCAGGCCGTTGGAGCAGGCGCCACAGACTCCTCTTACACCGAGTCGCAGCTACGGCCAGGCCTCGCCATCCCGGATGACGCCGAATCGCTCATGACGCCCTATGTGAGCGGAGGCCAGGACACGGCGATCACTGTGCAGGCGTCGCAGGCCGGGAGGGTGGGCCGCACCGCCGAACTCAAGTGGCGCCCCACATCGGATGTCAACGGGTTCCGGGGGTGGGACCCGCCCAATATGGTTTGGGGACATGACGCGGTGTACTGGGACGACGAGGCCCCAAACTTTGCGGCCTGTGTGATCCCAAGCTCGCAGAAAGTGGTCTGCATCGTCTCCAGGACGACAGCGGCCGATACCCTCGCCTTCGTTTGGGACCCGGCCGCGTGGACGTGGGGCAACGCCATCACGGTGAGTTCCTCTGTCAATGATGTGCAGGCCAGCATCGTTTGCCTGCCCGAGTCGGAGCGCCTTGTGTGCTTCGTTGGCACCACGGCCTTTTTCAGCACGGATGAGGGGGCCACATGGGCCACTTGGGGGCTGCAGGTCCACGGGGCAGGAGGGTGGACTGGGCCGGTCCGCGTTGACGCCGTCATGCACGGCGGCTCGATCCTGATGTTCGGGACGACCACCAACGAGGTGTACCAGGCCGCGTCCGCCGACCTTGGCGCGACGTTCGATGAGGTCGCATCTGTGACGGGCGGCTCTCTCCTCACAGACGCGCGCTCTGCGCTGGCTGTGCATCCGAGCGGCGTGGCACTGTTCGCCTACATCCGAGGGGCCACCGTCTTCGTCAAGCGGCTTGGAGGGGCCTACGAGTCGATCGCAGACGCGACAGAGATCACCATCGTGTCGGCGTCATCCGACCAGATCGCTCTCTGCGTTGACCCTTCTGGGGCAGTCTACGCGCTGATCCATCCAAGCAGCTCGAACGGTATGGGGGTGTTTCGGTCAGACGATGCAGGGCTCACATGGACCGCGGCCTACAACGACGAAGTGGAAATGCCGCCAGGAGGGGTCCAGCGCCCCGACGACACCAGGGCGGTCTCTGCGGCGGGAGGGGTGCTCTACCTGGTGGAGCCTGATTCCCAACTGTTCCCCTCGACGATCTATTCGCTCACCTCGATGGTAATGGGGGGGTGGTCGAACTGGGGGGCCTCCATTACAGCCAACGACCGCCAGGCGGACCGGTCCGTCTGGGACCATGTCTGGTACCCCGCGGCGCTCCCGAGCTCCTACGGCTCCACGCCAGAGTGGGCCTCAACGGGCACGGGCACCCCTTCGTTTGCTGCGGGATATCTGAACCTGTCCACAAGCTCTGACGCGCTCTACTACACCCGCGCGGACTCTGCGTCTTCAAGCATCTTCGCCCGGGAGGCGATGATTCAGGGGACCGTGCCAGCGAGCAACGGGTCGCTCACAGCTGACGAGATCGTGATCGAGACCGTGTGTTCTTCTGGCTCCGCGGAGAGAGGCCTGAAGGTGCGGTTCACTGACACGCAGTTCCGCGCCTTTGACACGGTGTCAGGGACTGCCTTCGCAGCGGCCACAGCGCTCGACATGACCACCCCCCGCCAGTTCCGCCTACGCATCAATGGGACCACGGGAAGCGTCTTCTACCGAGCCCCTGGGGCAGACGAGTGGACCGCTGGCCCTACAGCCACGCTCACCGACGAGGTTGGCTCCCCCGCTGCGGAGGGTTCGACAACATTTGGCACGGTGTCGAGCTCTTCGAGCGAGAGCAATTGGGACCTTGTCTGCTGCAGCGACCCGGGCTCCCTCATCCCGGACGACGCGCAGGACGCGGATACGCCGGGCAAGCCAGTGACGGCGTGGGCCTCTCCGGTGCCGAACGTGGGGCCTGCGGATGCGTGGGGCTCGGTCGGAGCCGTCCGAGGGGTGTCAAGGTACGGGGAGACCTGGGACATTGACCCGATCGCGGACTACCCCATCGAGGCCGTGCACCCGATGCACACCCCGAGCCCTCGGCAAGGGTTCCGGGCGCTGGACACCTCGGAGGTTGTGCTCGCGCTCGACCTGGCCAACGACACGTACGATTACGATGCGTACTTGGGCCGTGTGGTCGCGCTGTACATCGGGCGCGCCAACATGCGCCAGATCGTCCTAGAGTACTCGACGGACGCGGCCACCTGGTCGACCGCGGGCACGCTGGACCTTGGAGAGGCCTTCGGGTCCGTGGGGGGCGACCTCGACGGGGAGGCCCTGACCGTGCGCTCTACAGGCACGGACGGAGAGGACTACATCGAGCTTGGGTCCCTCGTGGATGGCTTCGTCGAGCTGGCGAACAGCAAGACGCGCCGCATCGCATGGAACAGCCAAGGGGCATGGAACACCAGTGCCACGACGATCAAGCCCGTCCTGCGCCTCTCTGGCATCGATGAGACGGAGACCCAGGGAGGGCAGACGGTCACGATCGTGCGACACTCCGGGGTGCTTGTTGTCCACGGACTCGAGGACACCAGGGCCCAACACTGGCGCGTACGGATCCCGGCCTCGCAACCGTGTCCTGATGCTGGGTACCGCGTCGGCACGATGGCGCTCGGGTGCGTCCGGGTCTTTGGCCAGCAAGACTCCTGGGGGTGGACCCGCTCCACGGTGGGCCGCTACGACCAGACCGAGGACTCACGGGGCAGCCTGTCACGGAGGGAGGCCGGACCCGCTCGTGACCAGTGGTCGCGCTCGTGGGACCCGACCAACCGGGCCAACGTGCTCAACGGCGACGATCCGGACTACGTGTCAGCCGCGGTCAACGAGGAGCCCCTTGCGGCCGATGGGGAAGTGTGGTCCATTCTCCGTGGGCTCGTGCGCGAGCATTCTGCGTCGATGGCGTCGCCGGTGGTAGCGCTGCGGGTTGTGCCGACGACCACAAGCAGCATCACGGACCCGGGCGCCTTCCTCTACGGCTACATCGACGGAACCATCCAGGTCGACCACATCACGGGAGATGTGGATGGCGTGGATGAGATCGTGAGGCCAGGCCGACTCACCATCACGGAGATCGTGTAGTGGCCCACAGCTACCAGGCTCCGGAGGACCGGTGCTGGCTTCTGCACGTGCACATCAACGGGCAGATCTACCGGTTCTCGTCCATCCCGATCGAGCCAGTGACCACGCGCCTCGGCGCCGTACCCTACACGCCCACCCTGCAGGGGCTCGAGCTCGGAGCGGCGGACGCGGGAGAGGCCGCGGTCTCTGTGTCGTTCCAGGACGGGTCCGTGTTCGCTCAAGCGGTGAGGAGAGGGGCCACGGTCGAGGGCGCGCCTGCGGTGCTCTACAGGTACCGCATTGGGGACGAACTCGAGGAGTCCCGCGTCTGGACCCGGGGCTACCTCCGCAGCGTGGCCTATGGGGCCACGGGAGAAGCGGCCGCGGCCTCGCTCGACCCCTCCCCTCGGGAGTCGGATGTGATGATCCGGGCTCAGGCGGTCGTCACATCCAAGACATGGCCAACGACAGGCAGCCTCCCTCCGGAGGGCATCGGCGCAGCCTATCCTCTGGTGTTTGGCTACCCGGGGCACTCGCCCCTGTCTGCGGTGCCGATCGGCACGGTGCCAGCGCCCTGCGTCGAGGACTACCCGACCAGCAACAGGACGCTCGTGGTGAGCGACGGGCGGATTGATGCGGGCACGGTCTCGATCACCAACGAGACGACAGGAGCCACACAGACGGCATCCGTCGTGACCAGTGCCAAGGACGACCTGCTCAGCGCCAAGGTCTCCACGGCCGTTGTGTCGTCCGGCGGCGCCGCGCATGGTGCGACCGGGGACAAGTACCTGATCGGGTTCCAGGACGATGCGACCTACGGAGGGGGCATCGTCTCCGAGTACACCGGAGAGGTGCTCGCCGGTGCTGGGGACGTGTGCCTGTGGCTCCTGCGCCGCGCGAAGGGCCGTGTGGCCATCGACTTCGGCGCCTTCGAGGCGCACCGCCAGCAGCTCAACGCCTACCGGGTCGACACCTGGGTCAATGACCCGTCAGAGCGTGCGTGGGACTGGATTCTGAAGGCCCTGGTCCCCTGGATGTCCGTGCGGGTCGAGGTGGGTCCCAAGGGGCTGTTCCTCCGTCCCTGGCGATGGGATGCCGTCAGCACGGACGCCGTGGCGCATCTCTCCGTGGACCGAGGGGACGTGGCGAGGGAAACCCTCGTGCAGCTCGTCCACCCCGAACCCGCGAACGAGATCACCGTCCGCTTCAATCACCGCGGCGGCAAGTACAACGACCACAGGACCCTGAGCAGCGAATACAGCCGCCTCGGCAAATACGCGGTCACGGCGCTGGACTCCCGGATCTACCCCCACCCGATGTGCGCCGCTTCACAGGCCGCGCTGAGTGTCAACGGAGACAGCGGGATCCGACCCCTGACCATCGAGCTCAAGCACTCGTTCCATGCGAGCACCGCGCTCAAGGTCGCAGAAGAGCACGTATGGGCCCGGGCGATGCCCCACCAGATGGCGGAGTACACCGGGAGCCCTGGGCTTGAGCGTATAAGAGTGGGCGATGTCGTCGTGCTCGAGGACACCGAGGTAGGGCTACATGACCGGGTGGCTCTGATTGACCAGGTGACTGTGGGCGCTGCTCGCCCTCGCCTCCGCCTGGTGCTACCCTCTACACTGATCCGGACCGCTACCACATGAGGCGCCACATGCGAACCCTGCAGCTCCTTGGCGCCCTCTTGGCGCTCTCCTTCGCCGCTCCTGCTTTCGCGGGCGCTGGGTACATCACAGGCTCCGGCTCGACCACATCGAGCCCAAGCACAATCACCATCGAGGTCGGCGCCGACACTCGTGCGAAGGCCCTCCCTGATGAGGCAACGCTTGGAGATCTGCAGCTCAAGTTCAGCGGAGACCCCGGCGCCATCTCGCTGGTTCTCTCCCGCGACGCGGCAGGGGCCGAGCAGATCACGCAGGTTGTTGCACCTACCGCTGACCTCTTCAACTCGCTCTACGGCTACGTGTGCGGGATCCGGATGGCCCATGTGCTCACCGCGGCCAGCGACGCCAAGGGCGAGCTCTACCTCCAGATCACGACTGCCAATGCGGTCACAACGACCGCCACGCTCACCTGGGAGCGATGATGCGGTTACGACTGGTCCACGCTCTCCTGCTGCTCTCCGCCTGTCTGGCGCCCGCAACGGCGCAGGACGTGCTGGTCCCTGGAGACATGATCTATGGGGAGACAGCAGCAGGCATCGCCGACATCGAGGGCCTAGCGGTCACGGATGGCAACGTCATCGTGGGCGATGGGTCCAACTGGGTCGCTGAGTCCGGCGCCACGGCGCGCACGTCGCTCGGGGTAGCCATCGGGACCGATGTGCAGGCCTACGATGCGGTACTGACTACCCTGGCGGGCCTCACCCCGACGGACGGGAACGTCATCACCGGCGATGGCGCCGCCTGGACCTCCGAGGCCGCTGCTGCTGGGGGAGGCCCTACCCGGGTCTCTGTATCGTCTCAGCAGACGACCACGAACAACAGCGGCGCAGGAGGGGCAGACTCGACCCTAAAGTTCACGCCGCCGGCGGCTGCGACATACTACAAGGTCCAGGTGTACATGGTGACGGACTCTGACTCGACGCTCATAGGCGTTCATTGGCGATGGGAGGGGTTCGGGGGTAGCGAGTTCATCACCGCCTATGAGCACTCCTATTCGCATGCGTCCGAGCCGCGCCAGCGGGTAGACGAAGCGTGGAACACCTGGATCACCGAGTGGAACCACCTGGTTGGCCGGCAGGTAATCCGGATGGACATCGTGATCAAGAGCCACGCAACCACGCCTACGGAGATGAACATCCAATTCGCCTCTGAAGACGGCTCGACGCAGGTCTCCGTCGAGCCAGGGTCCTACCTCGAATACGAGGCGATCTGACGGTGAGCGGCCCCGCACGCATCGCCGCGGCCTATGTGGGCGCCCAGGTCCTGACAGGCGTGGAGGTAGGGCTTGGCGCCGCGTACCTCGTCCTGGCTTGCGGGATCCCTCTCCCAACGGCGTTGGCTGCTGTTGCTCCGATCGGGCTGCCCCTTGTGGCGGTACAGGTGGTTGCCATCGGCGCTCTGCTAGGAAGGGGGCCGGCGGCGGAGGACTGAACCAGGAGGCCCCATGGCGAAACGAACCGCGCTGATCGCAGCAGAGTACAGAGAGCGGATCGAGTACGTGGCGTCGCGGGCGCCCATCGGGGCTCGCACCCTCGTGGACTTGCTCCTGGTCTGGGGGCATCCGAAGATAGCGAAAGGCACCGCAAGGGCGGTCCTCGAAGAGCTCGGCCTCTCCTGGGCTAGGTCTGCGCGCTACGCTGCAAGGGCCGAGGCCCTACCGTTGGCCAGAGAGGCCCAGGAGCTCCACGAGGGGCGGCCTGCCTCTCCTATGGTGAGCGCCTCTCCTGACGCCGATGGAGGGCTCACCTACGACTCTCACGGCACGGATGTACGGACCCTCGAGCAGCTGGTCGAGGTGTGTGAGATCGATCTCGATGCCTTCCTGATCACGAGCGTCGAGTACAACAAATGGGCCGTAGGGGCTACGGGCCCGGACGGGAGGCTTGTCACAACGCCCCTGTTCCAGGTCAAGGCAAAGACCATGCCGAGGCCCATGGCGCGCCTGGAGCGCGCGCCTCCGCGCTTCCTGCCCCCTCCAGAGGCCTCGCCAGAGCCCGCGGCGGTGCCTTGCATGCTGCTCATCCCGGACACGCAGTGTGGGTATGTCTGGAACGACAACCACACTGTTCTGACCCCTCTGCATGACCGCAGGGCAATGGATGTGTACCTGCAGGTCGCGGACCTGCTCCAGCCGGAGCGCATCGTGCTCCTGGGCGACATGTTGGACCTCGCGGCCTGGAGCATGAGCTACACCGCGGGCCCAGGAGCGCTGGAGACTACACAGCCAGCGATCAACGTCCTGCACTGGTTCCTTTCCGAGCTCCGCCGCCTGTGCCCTCATGCGCGCATCGACATCATCCCGGGCAACCACGAGCACCGGATCGTGAGGAGGACGCGCAAGCACATGGCCGAGGCCTCCCGGCTCACGCAGGCGTGCGGAGGGAGGCCGGTCCTATCGTTCGAGCACCTGCTCCGCCTTGACGAGCTTGGCGTGACCTGCGCAGCCCCGTACGGGGAGCCTGGCGCGGACTTGTGGATATGGGGCGACCTCTACAGCCACGGCTACAAGGTGAGGCCAGGAGGGGGAGCGACCGCAGCGGCCACGCTCAAGGCGTCCACCCGGTCGAGCGCCTACGGCCACGTGCACAAGGTAGAGGTCGCATGGCGCACCCTGCACGAAGAGGAGGGGACACGCTCCATCTGGGCAATGAGCCCCGGCATGGGATGCCTGCCCGACGGCACGGTGCCAGGAGTCACCCACAGGCCGGACTGGCTCCAGGGGTTCGCAACGGTCGAGCTCGATCCTACCTCGGGTAAGACGTACCCCACGCCCTACCCGATCCTTGACGGCGTGGCGGTCCTGCGCGGTCGCCGCATCGAGGGCAGGGACCGCGCAGAGGAGATCGCCGCAGCTATCGGCTACCCACAGGTCGCAGGGTAGGACTCATGGGCCCAGCCCTGCCCCTCGGCGGAGGAGACCGGAGAGAGTGATCCCCTCGTCCTCTGCACGCCGGTGCATCTCTGCGCGCTCCTCGGCGCTCACCCTCAGAGTGAGGGTGAGCGTGCGCGCGGTCCCCTCTGGGTACCTCGGGCGTCCTGGTGGCTTCTTGTCGCGTTTCCCTTCCATGTCAGGTCCCTGGGAATGAGAGGAGCCCGGCAAGCCAGGCCCAGGAGGAGGGCTCGGGGTCATACGATCCCCTTCGCGCTGGCGCTCCAGGCGGTGCGCAAGGGCCGCGTCCAGCGCGGTGGCCTCGGTGTCCATGGAGCGCCATGGGCGGGGGTTCGGGTTGGCTGCGGCCCATGCTTTGAGGATGGACGCGCGGAGGGCTGCGGGCTCTTGGGTGGTCGTCATGGTCGTTTCCCTTGGTGCCCCTCTATTATAGGTGTTGCGCTATCGGGTGTCTATACCTTTCTGCAACACGGATACCGCTAGGGGAGGCTCCCGCGGAGGCGGACCGCTCGGGACTCGTGGCCCGAGGGCTCCAGGACGCGCGCTGGGTGCTCGCGCCAGTCTCGCAGGCCTACGTGGCCTCCGGCGGCGTCTGTGGCCTCCAGGACCCTGCAGAGCTCTCCACGCACCTCGACCATGTAGCTGTGGCCCCTGTAGAAAGTGAAGGGGCTACGCCAGCGCTGCACGAGCCACCAACCATCCAGGTGCGGGCGGTAGTCCTCGTCCACGATGCCCAGGGCCCGAGCGACGGAAGGGCCTCCCCATGGGTCCACAGCGCGTCCGTCATCATGCTTTCCGATCACGTGGGTGAGGTACTGCGCGGGCGACGGGTCGGCGCCTGGGTAGAGCAGCGCCAGGATGGGCCACGTGAGCGTGACGCAGTTGATCTGGCGCGTGCCTGTCGCGGTCCGCGATGGAGGCGTGTACCAAGGGACCTCCGGGATGTCCACCGAGTCACCGTAGGAGTAGCCCGCCCATATGGGGAGGGTTTGGAGCACGCGATCGGTGAACGTCATCGGTCCCTCCATCCGCTGGCGCGCCATCGGAGATGCCACGCGGCTACGGAGTCGCCCTCGCGCTCGGAGATGTCCGCTTGCGCCTCGAGCGCTCGAGCTCTGGCGAGGCGTTGCTCCTGGGTTTTGGGGCGTGCCCGGAGCGCTGCGCGGATGACCAGCTCGATCGCAAGCAGCGCCAGCGGGCGCCAGATCATGGTGCGGGCACGGTGGGCCGTACGGTCTTGGCGACGACGAAGGCGACGACCAGGCACCCGCCTACCACGAGGTGAGCGGTGGTCGTGCTGGCGTCGTGAGCGTCGTAGCCCACGAGCCCGAGCCCGAGCGCGGTCATGATCGCGCGCTCGCTGGTGAGCTTCTGGGCGAGTCCTGTCAGCCAGTCCATGAGGCCTCCTCTGCTCCAGCCTACTCGGGCAGGGTGGGGTTGTCCTGGAGTGCTTCCGTGACTTCGGCTGCGATGTCCAAGCGGCCGCAGAGGTTCACCAACGAGTCCACCAAGAAGGGATGCCCGCAGACCATGGCGCGCCCCGGCTGGACGGTCAAGGCGCAGCCGTAAGCCTCGACGGCGGCGTACCACTTGGCCAGGTGGTCTGGCCGCGCGCAGGTCTGGTATGTGATGATCGCCAGCTTGGCGCGTATCAGAAGAAACTCCGGAACAGGGCCACGAGGCCGGGGAGGGAGAGCGCGACCGCGCCAGCCTTGCCTACGCCAAGCACCGCGCCCTTCTGGTGCTCCTGGGCAAGCCTGACCCTCTCGACTGTCTCCTGTACTGCCTTAAGGTCGCTGGCCTGCCCTTCGCTCCGGGCCATGCCGAGCCGCGCCTCAGTGACGAGCGCCGAGAGTTCCTTGAGCTCGGCCCGTAGGCCTCGGATGTCGTCACGCAGGGCCGCCAGCTCGCTCATGCTCACCACCATAGCAGTGCGACCAGGATATCCCACGGGCTCGGCTTAGGCGCGCGCTCCCGCTTGCGGATGGCGCGCGAGCGGGCCTCGGTGAACTCCCTCGCGGTCATCACGAGCGGTACCCATTCGCCGTGGTACCTGACAAGTGTGGTGTAGTAGGTCGCGGGGCGGCCTAGCTGGATGTCCGTGCGTTGATCTCGGAGTAGCTCGCCCCACATGGTCACAGCGTAGCAGCCGGAGGCGTGCAGATGGCAGGAATACCGAAAGGATGGCAGGTGCTCGAGGTGGGAAGGCGTCGCGCGCTGGCGTGGCTGCCGGATACGGCCACGCGGCTCATGGTCTCGTGCCACGGCGGCGGAGACGCTGGCGGATGGCGCTGCGCGCGACAGGCCGCGCGCCTGTCAGCGCTCCAGGCGTCGGGAGAGTGGGCTCTGGTGTGTCCCGAGTCGAGACAGGTGAGCCTACTGGACGGGCGCAGGGTGAGCGTGTGGGCGGTGCCGCGGGAGGGATGGCGCGAGCTCTTCGCGCCAGATGGAGGGGTCGAAGAGGACCGCGTGCTGTGCAGGGTGATCCGGAGCCGCATCATCAGCCGATACAAGGGCAAGGCCACCAAGGCGGCCCTGACGGGCTTCTCCTCGGGCTCGGGGCTTGTTTGGGATGCAGCGGCCGCAGATGACGGATGGGACGCCTACGGGGCAGTGGGAGGAGGCCTCCCCTTGCTCCTGCAAGGGGCCCCTCCTCCAGAGCGCCCCGTATGGTTCTCCATGGGAACGGAGGACGAGGGATGGAGTGGGAAAGACGCGCGCCTCTCCCACGCAGCCACAGCAGAGTGGCTAACCCAGGGCGCCCCCCAGCTGTTGGCGGAGCATGCCATCCAGCCGCCGCCAGGAGGGGTCCTGGAGGCATACAGCAACGGGCAGGGACGCTCCTCCGTCATAGGGGCCTATGCGAGGGGGCACGAATGGCCGGATGACCATGGCTTTGACGCAGGCACAGCCATGGTGCGAGCGTTCGAGTGGCTGTGGGCGCATTCGGACTGATCCGCTAAAGTGGTTGCACTAACAGCGACCCGTCGCTAGAGTGCATGCACAATTCACCACAGCGGCCATGTGCCGCTTTCACCAGGAGGCAGGATGCCTTTCGACCACTCGTGGGTCAATGAGGACTACGCGGACCCCGCACCAAGTGCGGCGGGTCAGTTCTTGAAACTCAAGGACGGCGACTCCGTCGATCTGATCATCGTGGGGGCGCCTTACCACTTCTGGAAGGCATGGGACGAGACCTCGAAGCCCAAGCAGCGCTTCGTGGTCGAGGTGTTCCGGACCGACACGGAGGAGCCCGGCCCCACCCAGTGGATGGAGGTCAGCGGCCCCACCTGGGGGGACATCCTCTCTGCCCTGCGGACCGTCATGAAGAAGAAGAAGTCGAGGGGCCGGACCGCAGAGCTCACGCTCAGCCGGACGGGCTCCGGAGCGACAGACACCCGATACAAAGCCAACGCAATGTTCGCAGACCCTGAGGATGTGGTGGCGGCGGAGGAGGCGGAGGAGGCGTCCACCCTGGAGCCGAAGGAAGAGTGGATCCCGTGCTCGAGCAACGCCAGCGGCAAGCCCCCGTCCGCCTCCGAAGACATCCCTTTCTAGCCCCGTACAGCAAAGGAAACGCCCATGTATGTGATGACTGACGAGCACCGGAAGCGCCTCCCCGAGTATCGGGACATGGCGATCGCCAACGCATTCAGCGTCGAGCCCATGACGGCGCTCGACCGGGAGATCTGCACCGCAGCGGCCAAGGCCTCGTACGCCCTTGCCAAGCTCGAAGAACCGCGCGTTGTCTTTGCCTCCTCGCCCATCGCGGGACAGGGCGCCGCGGGCATCGGGGTGGCTCTGGAGGAGGCCCCTCCCGAGCGCTTGGACGAGCTACTTGCCGCGGTAGATAAGCTCAGCCCGCACCTGCGTCAGGTGGCTATGGTGGCCCTTGCCGCCGCCGGACACATCGAGCAGAGCCCTGGAGACACCGAGCTCCGGGAGGAGGGCCAGACTCAGGACCGTTGGGTGTCCTTCGCGAGCCCAGACCCGCTTTTTGCGGTGCTGGGCCGCAACGCGGCCCGACGCCATGCCCGGGCCGCTGCGGATGCGTGCCAGGGTGGCAACCAGTGGTCAGGCCCCTTGGGCATGTATGAGTTCTTCCGCGAGGTCGCGCAGCTGGACATGGACTGGGCCCCATGGCTCCCATGGCGCGACCTGTGCAAGCACAGCGGGCCACGCTTCGAGACCGAGCACTTCGTGGTGGTCTGCGACCGGCCCGAGTTGCTGTGCCTGGACGAGGACAACCGGCCTCACTCCTTGGAGGGGCCTGCGTGCCGATGGCGTGATGGCGCGGCCTACTACGCAGTGCACGGGGTCTATGTCCCTGGCTGGGTGGTCGAGCTTCCCGAGGCCATCACGCTCGCCCACATCGACGACGAGGAGAATGCGGAGGTGCGCAGGGTCATGATCGACCAGTTCGGCGTGGGCAAGTACGCCGACGCTGGCGAGACCGTCGACAAGTGGCATGACGAGAAGGGCGGGCCCATGCGTCTGCTCCGGCGCATTGTGCCAGGCCAAGAGGAGCCCGTTCAGTTCCTGCAGATGACCAACAGCACGCCCAACCCGGATGGGACGGTCAAGCAGTACTGGGTTCGCGTGGACCCTGAGATCGTGAGCTGCATGGACGCCCGGAACAGCATCTGCCAACTGTGGGATGGCGCAACCATCGACACGCAGACGTGACACCGCGCCGTCGCGTAGAAGAGGCGACCAAGAGGGCCACATCGCAGCGCACTGCGTGCGTGACCGACCGGAAGACGTACCAGGCGATCTACATGTGCCTGAGGGGTCACGGTTCGGTGGACTACCAGGCTTGGCACGCAGTGGCGCGTGCCAACGCCTGGGTATGGACGAACAACCAACAAACGAGGAACGACCGATGAAGAAAACGATCAATGTTGCGCGGCAAGGGGATGTGACCATGGTGCGTTGTGACGCGCATCCGACAGGATGGGCCCGGGCGCCCCGTTGGCCTACGCCGCTGCCCCCGATCAAGGATCACCTGCTTGCAGAGGGCGACTCCTCAGGGCACAGCCATCACATCCGAGGGCGCATGCTCGAGCAGGGTGGAGAGATCTACATCCGCCTCGAGGAGGCGACCCCGTTGCGCATCGAGCCAGCGCCGGAGGAGATCCGCCACGGACGGATCACGCTCGACGCAGGAGACCACGTGGTGCGCACCCAGGTCGAGTACACGCCCGAGGGCGAGCGCGACGTTGCGGACTGAGCACGCATCGTTTGTCAGGCAGGCCACAAGCCGGGCGACCAGAGGGAGGACCGTAGCCTCCTCGCCAGAGGAGACATGTGGGAGGCGGCTATAGCCGTGCGCCCGGCTACGACAGGGCCTGTGTGGCCTGGAGCGAGACTCGCAGGAAGAGAGGTGTGGAAGTGAAGAACGTACGGTACGGCACACAACACGCCACATGGGACGCGACACGTTACGCCGCGCGGCTAGCGGTGGTGACGCATCCCGCCTGGGATGCTGCGTGGCGGCCCACGTGGGCCGCGCCGCAGACCGCCGTGCGGATAGCCGCAAGGGGCGCCACCTACGAGGTGTGGAAGTGACGCAGCCGGATCCTGCTCCTGCCGAGGTATGGCCGCGGAAGGTCGACTATCAGACGACCGTGTACCCCCATGAGAGGGCGCTGGAGATCGCTGCTGCGATCTCGGACCGCTACGAGGGCCAGCTCTACCGTGTTGGGGGCCGCCTGGTGCGGATCCAGGGCCAGGACGCGGCGCCGCTGGCCAAGGTTGAGTTCCAGGCCTTGGCAAGCGCAGCGGTGTACATCCGCGACCGAGGAGGGAACTACCACCCGGCGCCAGAGAGGACCCTGCGCGAGGTCTACTACTTCGAAGCGCTCGCGGCCTCGAAAGAGGGGATCGTGCGAGCGCCGTGGATGGCCTCAGACGGCACCCTATACGGTAGGCGCCGAGAGGACCACGGGGAGATCCTGTCCCTGTATGACAGCGGGCCCATTCCCACGGGGATGACGCGAGAGGAGGCTGAGCCGGTGCTTGAGCGCCTCCTGGACTACCGTTGGGACTCGGACGAGGACCGGGCCGGGTACCTGGCCGCGCTGGTGCAGTGCGTACGCCAGCCGTGCTTGTGGGGCGAGGGCGCGCCGCTCTACCTCATCCAGGCCACGGACAAGGATAGCGGCAAGACCTACGCCGCCTCGGTCCTCTCCCTGCTCCTGACGGGCAAGATCACCAACACCCTGCACCTGCCTACGAGCCAGCGCGAGCGCGAGTACTCCCTCTCCTCGTTCCTTCAGAGCGGCCCCTCGCTCGTCTGGCTGGACAACCTGGCCACAGGGTCGACCGCGGGAGGGAGCGACCTACACGCCCTCCTGACGGCCCGTGGAGGCCTCGCCTCGCGGGTCATCGGGTCCAACGCGATGGCACTGGTGGACCCGACCCGTCCGTTGTGGGTGGCGACTGGCAACCAAATCGACGTGGACGACGAGTTGGGACGCCGCATCGTATCGATCAAGATGAGCCCGCGCGCCGCAGGCAGCGCCTACAAGACCCGAGACCTACTGGGTTGGGTGCGCGACAACCGCGCGCTTGCGTTGGGGGCGCTCTTTACGGTCGCACGCACCCAACCCAGTGCGGTGCGTGAGCTGCGCTTGAGCAGCTACCCGACCTGGGGAGAGCTCGTGGCCGCGCCCGTCGAGGCGTGGACCGGAGCGGGCCGCATTGGCTCCGAGGTCGCGAGCGGCATTGAGCTCGAACTGGTCCGCCTGTGTGAGGAGTGGCCCAGGAGCAAGGGCGAGCCTGCGCCCCTCACCATGGCGGCGCTGCTCGCCACGGTGAAGGCCCGCGGCATGTATCGCATCATGGAGCTGACAGCGGGCCGGAGCTCCAAGGACGCGGTGTTGGGGCGATGGGTCGCCAGCATTGCCGCTCGGAGCAGGCCTATCAAGGGCTGGCGATTAATTCGAAGAAGAGGCGCGAAAGGGGTGCGGGTCGTGTTACCCTCACGAGACCCCGCCTACATCGCCAACGATGAGCGACAAGGGGGGTCGGTTGTGACAGTAGCCCCCTCGAACCGTCACCCGCAAAGTGACGGTTCGACTACGGGGTCTGATGGATGTGTCGGATGTGACGGACAGTCACCCCCCTCTCATGTTCAGTTTCAACAAGAACCTCCCCCAACTACTGTCACAACCGCAACAACCATCATAGGGGATAGTAGTAACTGCAATATGCAGGTGACGGATGGGGTGCACTTGGAGGAGCAACCGTCACCCAGGGACCTGTGGGGGCCATGGGTCCTCCAGATGGCCACTCGGGGCATCTACGTCGACGCAGAGCTCTGGGATGCCCGGTGCACCGCTGCTCGAGTCGAGCTAGCCAAGCGCGCCGCTGACTCGGAAGCGGACGCCTCACGCCTCCGTGCCTTCGAGGCCTACGCGCAGCCCGTACTTGACCAAGCCACAGCGGGAGACGGTCGCGTGCGCGCCGAGTGGGTCGAGCAGGGCCCTGGACGCTGGGGCGCCACAAACCCGCCCATCCAGACGGTCACGCGCTCCTACGGGCTGCGTGATGCGTTCCAGGCCCCCACGGGCCGCACGCTCATCGTGTCGGACTGGAGCGCCGCACACATGTGGATAGCCGCAGGCCTCTCCGGAGACCCCGAGCTCACCAGGGAGCTCCAGGACCCGGACGCCTCCCCCTACCGCCGCCTCGCGGTCGAGTCAGGGGCCACCCTCGTCCAGGCCAAGCGCGGCGCCCTGGCCATCCTGAACGGGGCCGGCGTCCGCAAGGTCGCGTCCATCCTGGGGGTCAAGCCCCGCACCGCAGCAGCAGCGCGGACGGCATGGCTCCGCCCCTACAAGACCCTGCGCCATCGGATAGGCCTCTGGCGTGAGGAGAGGTCCTGGCTCTCCCCGGAGGGGCGTACGATCAAGCTCCCAGCGGGCGCACCGCGCCACGTGGCGCTGGCGTGGCGCTGGCAAGCAGCGGAGGCGGACGCCCTTGGCATCGCGCTGCAGCTGCTCGAGGCCCAGGACATCGACGTGGTGCTCACAGTCCACGACGAGCTGATCTGTGAGGTCGACGAAGGCGCAGCGCCTATGGCGCTCCCTCTCGTCCAAGCAGCCATGGCCCAGGCCCTTGGACAGGTCTGCGGCCTCCAGGGCGAAACGAAAGCAAGAGCCACCAACACATGGGGAACCGAATGCTGAGGAACACACGGCGCGCCACACAGGGCGCCAAGGCGCACTCCGCCACATGGCACGCCACAAAGGCCGCTACAACGGGAGCCCTGGCCAAAGCCACAGGGCGGCATGGGTGGACTCTTGTAGATCATCGCGCGAACCGGTTCGAAGCACGGGATGTCGCCGAGGTGTGGCGACAAGGGGAGGTGTGGAAGTGAGAGCAGAACGGAAACGCACGATCATGGCGAAACGGTCCGAGCTGATGCAGGCGCGCGCTGAGCGGGTCCTGGAGAAGCTCAAGGACGGGAAGTGGGCGCGGACAGTGGACGTAGCCCAGGGCCTCCCCTGGGCGACCCTCACTGTCCGCCAGGCCCTGCACCTGCTCAAGGACGAGGGCAGGGTAGAGGTCTACCAACCCATCGGGTGCCGCGCGATGTTCTGGAGGACCACGTGAACGCGCGCCACGCCACAGAGGACGCTACAGGGGACGCCACATGGACCGCCACACATGGCGCCACCCGCAACGCCAGAAGCGAGGTGTGGCGATGAGGGACGCCACGCTGGACGCCACACGGCGCGCCACACGGGCCGCCACGCCGGACGCCACATGGGACGCCACACGGGCCGCCACATGGCGCGCCACATGGCGCGCCACACGGACCGCCACACAGACCGCCACACGGCACGCCCGAAGCGAGGTGTGGCGATGAACCACGATCGAACGCCAGACAAGGCCCCTCCGCCCATCGCAGAAGAGCCAAGAGAGGAGTGGAGGAGAGGGGCCACGTGGACCACGTGGACCAAAGGAGAGTGGAGGGCCAGAGACGCGACCGAGGCTGCAGGGTGGCTTGTGTGGGGAACCGTGGCTTGGCTGGTAGAGGTGTGGCGATGAGCGGATCTCTTGGCATCGATCCCGGCCTGACCAGCGGCGCAGCGGTGCTCCTGGGAGAGGACGGGCTGCTCGACTGGACGGATCCCTGTTGGTACACCTGGCAACAGCTCCACCGGAAAAAGGGCACCGTGTGGCGCGTCCGCAACGCCAAAGGAGAGTGGACGGCCAACTCACCCTTCACAGCGCTCCGCATCGGACGAAACCGCACCCACATGACCATGGCCATACCGGACGTGCTCGCCGTGGAGCTCATCTTCGCGCAGTCAAGGCCGCAGATGGGTCTGGTGGCGCTGGCCGAGGCCGCTGGCGCAGCGGTGCAGCTCTACTGGGGCGCTCCCAAGGTCATCCGCCCGAGCGCGGCGAGCTGGCGCAAGCATGTCCTGTGCATTCCCGGCAACACAAAGGCCAAAGAGGCGGACAGGGCAGCAAGGGCGCACATCATCCGAACATGCGGAGGCCTCCCGCGCAAGAGGTACGGGGAGCGCGAGGAGCGCCTCACGAGCGTCGAGGTGGGCGCCTTGGTTGACGCGACATGTATCGCGATGTATGCACTTGACGGCCTGCACAGCGATAGTGCATGCTCCACAGAGAGGGGCGCTCGATGATAGCGACGGACACACGGCACGCCACATGGGACGCCACACAGACCGCCACACGGGACGCCACATGGGACGCCACACAGACCGCCACACGGGACGCCACATGGGACGCCACACAGACCGCCACACGGGACGCCACATGGGACGCCACACAGACCGCCACACGGCACGCCACATGGGCCTCCACCCGGACCGCCACATGGGACGCCAGAAGCGAGGTGTGGAGCGCCCCTTGGGGTACGCAATGAAGCGCAAAATCTGGTGGTACAACCCTGGGTGGTGCGTGGCTTCAGCCACGCACGTTGCTACAGGAAGGGCCGCGATGGGCCTTGCGCCTGGATGGGACTACTGGCGCGCAGAGCGGAAATTCGTTCAAGGGCCGGCAGCACAGGCGGCGGAGAGGGTCTGGCGTGATGACACGCCCTCAAGGGAGTGGCTGGAATGATCTTCACTGACTCTGAGACCGTGCCTCTGTTCCAGGGCAAGGCGAGCGACCTGGACCCGGAGCGGGTGGACGAGCTGGGCAAGAGCGCGAGCCTTGATCCGCATCGGTCGCGGTTGCTCTGCCTGGGCCTGGCTTGGGAGGAGGAGGAGCCCGAGGTGCACTACGCGCTGCACCCAGAGGACGAGCTTGCGGTCCTGGGCGTGCTTTGGCGCGTGTTGAAGGAGCACGGTTATCCCATCGTAGGGCATCATGCGCAGGGCTTCGATGGTCCCTATGCGGCTACGCGTGCGCTCTGGTGGTACTACCAGACAGGGCGCCCGCTCCTGGCCGAGCTTGTGAAGATGCTGGACCCGAAAGGGCGGTACAGCGATCGGTACTACGACACCACGATCAAGTACCCAAGCGCATGGGGCCATTTCAAGAGGACCCACAAGCGCAGCGCCAGTGCCATCGCGGGCTTCCTGGGGCAGCCCTACGACGACGCGATCGACGGGTCCATGGTGTGGAGGGCCTACATCGCGGGGCGCCATACTGACATCCAGGACCATTGCAGGGCAGATGTGGCCAGGAACAGGGACTTGTGGAAGGCCCTGGAAGGAAAGCTTGAGCGGAGGGGGCGCCTGTGAAGCAGCTACGCATAGCGCCAGAGCAGTGGAAGGAGGCAGAAGGGCTCCGAGACCAGAGCACGCCCGAGGGCTCGTATCGCTCGGTGAGTTCCGTGTGCCGTGAGGCCCTCGAGGAGGGCTTAGCCGTGTTGCAGCGGTCTGTGCCGGTCACGGTCGTGATCGAGGCCCACACGGACTCCACGCTCAAGCAGTGGACCCTGCTCCAGGGCAAGGCGGAAGCGATGGAGCTGGAGCACGACGTGTGGAAGGGGCAGTGCGTGGTGAGAGGGCCCCTCGAACACGTGACGGAGCTGATCGACTACGCCAGAGGGCTAGACATCGTGGCGCGCGTATGGCGCCAAGGGGAGCTGTGATGGACCGGAGCGCGATGAACTGGGCGGCGGTGCTGTCCGTGTGGGCCTTCTGCTTGGCCGCATGGGCGTGGTTGTGAGTGGCCCAAACCGAGACCAACAGGAGGATGAGATGCAGATAGGGGAGCTGGTGGGCGCTGTGGCGGACTTGGCTGAGGCCATCCTGCCCGATGAGGACGCCAGAGCGGAGATCGCAGACCGTGAGGGCAAGCTTGGTGAGCTCGTCCAGAAGGAGCGCGAGCTCTTGGGACAGTTGGCTAAGGTGCGCGGCCTGATCATGGTGCACCGCACCGTGGCAGAGGCCCTGGGTGCGCTGCTCGACAAGGTGGCCGCGCCCAAGAAAGGGGAGCGTACGCGCGCATCCAAGAGGGAGATCGAGGAGAGGGACGAGAAGGTCAAGGCCATGCTTTCCACCTTCTCCGAAGGCGTGACCACGAAGGAGGTGGCAACGGCCCAGGACCTCACCCAGGGGCAGGCGAGGGCCTCGCTCAAGCGCATCGGTGCGGACATCGATGGTGAGTACTGGTACGCAGAGGGGAGCCGATGAGCGTCTATACATCGGTGTCAGTGACGACGAGCGCGCGCGACGCGTTCAAGGCCCAGATCAGAGCAGAGGATGCAATCCGGGGTAAGGGACGGCGCGCGTTGCACGACGTGCTCACGGAGCTCCTGGAGGAGTACGTCCGACAGTCGCAGGAGGAGGGGCGCAGAGAGGATCTCCGTGAGCAGAGAGCTCTTGGTCGACCTGCGCGATGGGTGAACGTGACGATCGCTGCGAAAGCTGTGGGGGTACATGCCTCGACGCTGTACGGCCTGAAGGGCATCGAGAAGGACCGCACACAGACGCCGATGCTTGTAGAGCTAGGCTCCGTCAGGCGTGCTCTGGCGGAGCAATGAGGCCGATTGACAGGACGATTGAGGCGCTGACTGCGCTGAAGGAGTCGGCGGACGGAAGGGCGGACAGGGCGCGTGTCTCGATGGAGAGGCAGGGCTCTGGGCGTGTGAGGGCAATGGAGGCAGCAGCAAGGGCGGACACGCTGGCGCTGGCCTTGAAGGTGGCCCGTACAGCGGCCAAGGAGGCGGAGTGACAGAAGCACGGATGGCACGGATCAGGCTTAGCAATCAGCTGTACCGCGTAGAGGGAGCAGTGGTACACCGGGCCCATCCACGTACGGTCAACCGCGCAGACGAGGAGGTGTGGAGAGAGGTACACGGGATGGAGTGGCTGAGCTTCGCTGGCGCCATGATGGCGAGGGAGGAGGTGTGGAGAGCACGGGCATGGTGAGCAGGACCAGGGAGCTGCAGGCCGCGACCCTGTATGTGATCACGCGCACGTTGCGCGCAATGGCGGACGCCGGCGCCACGGTCAATGCCGCCTGGATGACCATGGACCCGACCGAGGACGCCTCGTGGGACTGCATGGAGCACGTATGGGATGCCAGATGGGGCGTTGAGGAGAGCGGAAAGAACTAACGGAGTGTGATCTGGTCCGTTGATCCCGGGCTGTCTCTTATACACATCTCCGAGCCCACGAGACGGACTCCTATCTCGTATGCCGTCTTC